CGGTCACCGCGCTGCTGAAGCGAGCTGACCCGATGTGGTGGTGGCTGCGGGAGAATTTCAAACTCCCGTCGCTGGCCGCGATCGCGAGCGTGGTCGCAGGCTCCGGCCTGTGGATCTACAACCAACGCGCCGATCTGCACGCGCTCCAGGCGCAGCAAAAGACGCTCGCCACGTCCGACCAGGTCGCCACGGTCCAAAGCTCCCTCGAGGCTCTGCGTACGCAGCTCGAGGACCAGGGCGATCGGCTCGATCGCCTCGAGCGTAACTGGGATGATGCCGGGCGCGTGGCGGCGGAAACCCGGGTCCCTAAGCGGCGCGGTCGTTAGGGAAGCGCAACGTCGTGACCTCGACAAACCGTCCGTCGACCCAATCGGCTTGTTGGACGCAGCGCTGCAGCCGCTGGTAGGTGCGGATCTGCGCATGCATGAAGGGGAGCGAGCGGATCTCGCCGAACGTGAAGCGCCAGCCCTCGGGGCTCACCAGGTACGAGTCCCGCAGCCTCCAGCCGTCCCAGGCGCGGTGAATCTGCCCGAGGTCCCCGAAGACGCACAGCCCGACCACGCGCTGCAGCCAGCGCGGCACGCGCCGCAGGCGTTTCCAGCGGCGCGCGGTGCTTAGATGGGCACCGGTGATAGCGACAAGCTCCTCAGCACCGATCCCATAGAGCGAATCCGTGCCCAGGTCCATGATTCGGGTAGCGGCAGCGCGTTTTTGTTCTTGAGCCACCGGAACAGCTTACGCCGTCCGATTTGCCATAATATACACACTGGGGCGCCGCCCTCGGTCGCCGGCGCGCACGCCTCGGCAGAAATAGGCTTTTCCAACCCAACCAACACAACACCCGCGAGCAAAATGCTCGCGACCTTGCCCTTCAGCCCCTTGATGAACAGCTGCAGCTCGCCGCCCTCTCTCGGCGGGAATCCCGACTCCATCAGCAGAAAATCGTCGCGTTTCTCTCGCCAGTGGTCCCCTTCGGGGCCGCGCTCGCGTACCGCGCCAATGAACGCTCTCCACCGCAGTGGGTCTTCAACCTTCGCTTCGATGCAGGCGCGGGTGATCAAGCTGTCGCTCATCTGACCCCGGCCGTTCATCCATCTCGAGACCGCGGAATCCTCCACCCCAAGGATCTTGGCAATGCGGTAGTCGCTGCAGCCGCCGTGGGCGCGACGGATGAGGTCTATCAGCCGGACAGTGGGGTTTTCCATATCGCAGGGGTCTCTGTAGGGGGATCGCCGTACCTAAGGCTGCGTAAAGCCTCTGGCAGCGTCAATCTGTGACGTAGCGTTGCGTACCTGACGCTGCATCAGGTACTGTGCCGGCTGGTGGCGGTTCCCCGAACCTAGCTTCGTCACAAGGCCAGCAGGGCTCCAGTTTCAGGCGTAGTCGGGGAATTGCACATTCAGGGGAGCCGCCCCCTTTGCGGCCGGCGCGAGTGCAATCGCGCGAACTGGAGACAGCACCATGAACGCGACACCCGTCGCACAGGCCGGCGCTCAAGCCGGAATCCTCACCACCACTGAGCAGTGGCTCGATCGCACGCAAAAAGCCCTCGAGCTGATGCGCGTCGACGCGACCGTCACGGAGCTGCTCAACAGCAAGTGGCGCAACGAAAGGCTGATCGCGTGGTATCGCGGCCGGCGCACGGTGCTCGCCCAGGAGCTGGGCCTATGACCCGGGTGACACTGGAGTTGACACCGGAGTCTGCTGCCGCTCTCAAGCGCTTCGCTGAGAAAGTCAGCTTCGAGCAGGCAGCATCCGTGCTCTACGGGCACGTCAAAGCCGACATCCGCAGCGAGCAGGCCTCGCAGATCATCGCGGCATTCGGCGTGCTCGACACCGCCCTGGCCGACGCGGACGTGTCCAGCTGGCCCTGGATCGACTCAGGGCGGCCTTGACCGTCCAGCCGGCACCCTCAGCCTCCATCGCCGCCGCGCGCAGCGTCGACTACGTCGCGCGGCTGGCGGCCGCCTGGAACCTCGAGGGGCGCCATTGCTTCGCGGTCGGTGGCCGCGAGCACCGCGCGTTGCTCTCGCTGGCATACCTGCCCGCGGATCTCGAGAAGCGCAGCTGGGACCAGTTGACCGAGGAGCAACGGCGCCGGCTGTTCATGGCGGCACGCCAAGCTGTCGAGTTCGGGCGCGCGTGCGCCTGGGTGTTTGGAGAGGGGCAGGGCGCATGACACCCGGAGTGATCTACGTCGACCACCTGATCGAATCCTGCGGTACCGACCCGCAGAAGCTCGCCGGTCTCGCGCTCTTGATTGCGATGGCGGCGTACGCCATGGGTCGCATGGCGGCAGAGCAGGGCGGCCCTTCGGCCGACAGTTCGCTGAAGGCGGTACACGTCGAGCAGCTGGCCGTGTTTGATAGAGCTGCCGCGGAAATCCAACGGCGAGTAGTCCCTCGGACCTGATGCCTACTACTGTAAGCATCCCAAAAGAACCCCGCGACGTTCAACGCGATCGCCTCGACTACTACCGGTGGCTGCAGACCGAGGAGAGCACCGAGTTAGGTGCGACCTTCACCGATTCCAACACCGGTGAGGTGCAGTCCTACGCGCACTGGGCGCCCACGGCCCTCGAGGCGCACGAGCAGCTCGAGCTAGCTCTGCCGGGCCTGTCTGTGCGCCATGCGATCCGGAAGGCCCTGGCCGATGCGCTCGAGCAGCGCGTCCTCCCGATCTCCAACGCGAAGTGGGTCCACAACTACATCGATCGATTGCGCCGCGCCCGGTGGCACGGCATGTGGGGATACAGTCTTGCGAAAGGCAAAGCCGTTATGTTCTGGGACGACAAGGCGGGTCTTTCTCGCCTATGTCCGGACGATGCTCGTGAGGAAGCGCAGCGGTTGTCTCGAAAGGTGTTGGCCCCGTTGGAAGCTCTACAGGCTGACGGCCACGCTCTTCACTACTGCGTTTTCACATCACCGAACGCTGCTCCCGGTGGACTGCGGAAAGAAATGGTCCGCATCTGCAAGGCGCTGCGCAGTCGAATCCTGAAGGCGAAGTTCCCGGACGGCAGCCCCGTGTTCCCCGAAATCAAGGGCGCACTGTGCGTGCTCGAGGCGCCGCTGGGCAGCTCGCGTGACTGGAACGTGCACCTCAATGTTATTTTGGTGGTCAAGGGTTTTCTCGACTACGAAAAGCTTCGCCGCCACTGGTACTGGAACGTGGAGGCCAACAAGCTCGCGGTAGGCCCTGGCGTGGTCAAGGGTGCACTGACGGAGCTGATCAAGTACGCCGTGGCGGCGACGGTCTCCAAGTCGGCGGAGAAGGCCGCACAGTCAGCCACGCTGCGCGATGGCACGCCGCGTGAGCCGCCGCCACCGATGTTGGAGTGGACCGGCAGCGAGCTGCTCGAGTGGCTGCGCGCGATGCGCGGGTTCCGCCGCACGCGCACCTACGGCTGTCTGTTCAGGCTGCCGAAGCCGAAGGCCGAGGAGCTGGGCCAGATCATCTGGCTGGGCCCGGTGGCGCACGACGGCAACCGCTACCGGCTGAGTTCGACTCTGCTTGAGTCCATAACGGAGGATAAGTCGCTCGGGCTCAAGGGACCGGAGGCCTATGTGGCGATGCTCCGAGGCCTCGCGCTGCCCGGTTTACGCGGTGCGGGGTCACTCGGAGACTCAATTCCGCGTGACGCGCTCCACAGATCCCTCGACCAGCTCCAGAAAATGTGAAATCGAGCACTGCTCGAGGCCCCGGCATGCGCTGAAGCTCCGGTCCGGTGAGCATCCCCGATCCAATCCGCGCCGATGATGCCCTGGTCAACACGTGCCGCCAGATCCGCAAGCTGTTGGGATCGGCCAAACCATCCCCCGCGCTTCGCATCGCGGCTCCGCACGTCGCCGACGCCCTCCCGTTGGTCCAGGCTCTGGTCCTGGGTCTTGAGGATCTGGCGGACCGTCAGACTCTGATCGAGCGGCAGTTCCGCTATCACATCGCGCACCCGCACCCGGGGTAAGGAAACATGAGAGAGCTGTATCTGATCGCGTGCGGTCTAGTCATCGGTATGAGCGTGCGCGACTGGTGGGACCGTCAGAAGCGCAGCATCGCCTGGGATGCGGCCGACCATGCCGAGGAGCGGCAACGCGAACGCGAACGCTTCGAGCGCAACGGCATCCCGCCGGTTGAGCCGACCACACCGGCGTGAAGGAAAAAAACAAGCCGGTCGGCACGGTCGAGTGTCCGAGTAAGGGCTGCGACCTGGTCGTACCTGTCTTCCGGTTCCGCCCCCGGCCTGGCGCCGAGGGCCGGCGCACCGTCTTTACCGGCAAGGCCTATTGCGAGTGTCCGACACACGGCCGAATCGGCGCGGACGGCAACGCCGCAATCAACACGTACATCGAGGGGCACGCAAAATGGAGCGGCACCGCGGCCGATTCGTCAAAAAATTCGGCGCCGGCGACGACGCCGGCGCGGGTGAGCTCAGGCGCGGGAGCTCGGGGGAGCTCGGCGCCGGCCAAGGAATCGGAACCGACCACCCCGACCAGGTCGGGCTGGCGGACGCTGCTCGATTGAACGCGCACGCTGACACGCCGGCCAGTCTGGAGGCCGAGGCGATCGCGGCCATGAACGGCGCACCGATCGACGCCAGTCTTCCCAGCGATCCGGCACAGATGCCGGACCCGGCCGGACCTTCTCCGGAGGAGGTCCTGGCCGGGTACGTTCTCGTCTGCGACCAGCTCGTCGACGCGGGCTGCAACGCGCTGGTGCCGGCCTGGAAGGTCTCGCCGCGCGAGGTCTCGAAGCTCGGGACCGCATGCGCGAAAGCGCTGTTGCTCTGGTTCCCTGACCAGATCATCCCGCCCAAGTACATGGCGCTGCTCGCCATCGTCGGAGTTGGTTTTGAAATCGCACAAGCGCGCCGCGACCCCCGCACCGGCCGGTACCTCCCCGGACAGCTCCCGGACCAAGCTCCGGAGCAGACCGGGCCGGCCGCCGCCGCGCCGGCGCACTGACGGCAGCGCGACACTCGTCACCGGCGCATCGGGCTCCGGAAAAACCTCCTGGACCCTGCGGCAGATCCCGGCCGGCGCTCCGGTCCTGGTCTGGGACCCGACCGGGGAGTGGTGCGATTCGCTGCACCTGATCCCGGCTCACGATTTCCGCCGGCTCGGGGAGCTGGTCATCGCCGATCTACGCGGCGAGCTGACGCAATCCCTGCGCCTCGGCTACGTCGGGCCGCTCTCGCCGGAGCACTTCGAGACGTTCTGCAAACTGGCCTGGGTCTGGATCCGCAGCCGGCGCGGCAATGTGTTGGTGGTCGATGAGCTGGCGGACGTGACCTCCCCCGGCAAGGCGCCGGCGGCGTGGGGCCAGATCGTTAGGAAAAATCGCTTTCGAGGTGGCCGCGTGTTCGCTCTCACGCAGCGGCCGGCCGAGTCCGATAAAACAATCCTCGGCAACGCCGCGCTGCTGCACTCGGGCCGGCAGAACACGAAGCGGGACCGGGCCTACGTCGCAGAATGCCTGGATGTGCCGGTCGAGGAGGTCGCCGCTCTGCAGGACCTCCAGTACATCGAGCGAGACTTCCGGGACCATACGGTCCGGCGCGGTGTGGTCTCCATCACATGACGAGTGTGACCTGATCCGCAGAATCTAACTATGTGTTCCGGGCGTTCCGGAGCAGGCCTTCCGGTCGTTCCGGGACCCCCACTAGCGTGAGCCGTGTTGTTTCAAACACTCTGAGGCTCGCACTATGAAAGGCTATCTCGTCACCGCTCTCGTCGCTGCAGTCACGATGGCAATCGTGTTCCGCGTCGCGCCTGTCCGCGCCGCGCTCCTGGGCGCCTGAGCTACAACCCAACCTCCCCCGGAGTTCCACTCATGCAATTCATTCGTCACGGCGAGCCGTTTCAGAACGTGGTCGCCAGCGGCCGCGCTGTCGCAAGTAGCAAGCTCGTCCTGGGTAACGTCATCGAGCGATTCTTTCTGGTCCTCGCTGGCGGCAACAACATTGCGAACATCAACGCAATCCGCGTGCGACTGAACGGCAAGGTGGTCTTCGGGGATATCAGCGGCTCAAACCTGAACCTGCTGCAGCGGTACATCACGCTCAACAACACGGCCGGCTTTCTGACGGTGGACTTCACCGAACCAACCTCTCGGAGCATCCATGGGCAGCTCCTCGGCGCGATCGTCACGAATGCCGCCGGCGTTACGGATTTCACTGTTGAGACTGATCTGGCTGCCGGGGTGGCCCCAACCCAGGACTGGTGGGTGCAGCTCCGATCACCCCTGGCTCTATCGCCTGCGGCGGGCTTTGACCCGGCTACTCTACCCCTCATTCGCGCGCTGATCCCGACCACGATCGTTGCGACCTCGGCCGCCGAGTTCCAGGCGGACGTGAACTACGGCAGCTCGGGCAATTCGCTCATCAAGCGGCTGATCATTTTCAGCACCGTCCTGACCTCGCTGCGCATCAAGCGCGATTCCCTCGACGTCTTCGAGTCGGTGGCCTCGGCGCTCAACACGTACATCGAGCTGGATTACGGTCGCGTGGCGCAGGCGAACATGTACGTCTGGGACCCGCTCATGGATGGCGACCAGTCCGACGCGTATCCGACCCGGCGGCCCGATGGCACGCCGTCCAACTATCAGTTTTTGTTCACCCAGAGCGGCGCCGGCACGCACACGTGCTTCACGGACGTCTACTCGACCCTGGGCAGCCTGTAGGCCGCTCCTCGAGGTGGCTGGAATTCGCGGCACTTTTCGGGAGTCAACATGCCTTCAGGTTACGGGAACGACACGACAGCGACCGGCGATAGCTCGGGAGTTGGCTATGCGCAGGCGATTGCGCAAATCTTTCAGACCGGCGTCACGGCGTACACCGATTCGCAGGCCATCCAACGCGGGTACCAGATCAACGACCCGCGTTACTACCAGTCCGGGTATCCCGCCGGCGTCGGTGTGCCCTACGGTGCGACACCGGCCGGTGCCGGCGTCTCTGTGTCGGCGAGTTCAAACAAGACGCTGCTGATCCTGGCGGCCTTGGGCCTGGTGCTGTTCCTCGCGATGCGGAAGTAACGCCGTGTCTTCGTACTACGGCTCGCTGGCAAGCTACTTCGGTCAGTCCGGCGGCACCGGCTCGCCTGGGAAGGCTGGAGGCGCGGGCTATAACAGCGACACGTCTAACGGTGGGGTCGGCGGCGACAAGCAACAGTCGTCCGCGTCCTCGGGGAGCGGCTGGATCTCGGCCGCCGCGAGCAGCGACACGACCGACAAGTCGAACTTCTCTACGCCGTTCACGCAAGGGTTCGGCGGCATCACCAACAATCAGATCATCCAGTCGCCCGGCGCAACGAACAACGCCGCGACGCAACCAATTACCGCGCCGCCAGTCGGCACCGCGGCGCCTGGTGGTCTGTTCGGTCTCGATCCGCTGACGCTGCTGCTGTACGCCGGCGTCGTCTTCATTCTCGTCAAGGCCTTCAGGAGCTGACTAGCATGGCAATCTTCAAAGGTGTATCGCCGGGGCAGCCTATCCAGGGCGCCGCGCGCTTCAACGTTCCAGCAGTCGGTACAGGCCGGCAGGCCGGCGCCGCAGCTCCGATCACTCATCACACTCACTCGATGCTGTCGCAGGCCTCGCGCAACCCGCGCTTGACCAACATCGCGAGTGTGTCGGCGCAGCTCAAAGCGCACGCCGGCCGTGTCGGTGTGCAGAACCCAAAGGGCAGCAAGCGCTAAATGGGCCTGTTCGATATCTTCGGCGGCGGCGGCTCGCATTCGCAGACCACGGCCAGCACGTCGACCGTTACGAACACGCAGCTCGCCGGCGGCAACATCGGCGGCGATGCGCTCTACGGCAGTAGCGGCAACATCATTGTCCAGTCTGACCAGGGAGCCATTGCAGCCGGTATCCAGTCCGCAACCGACATTGGCTCGGCCGCACTGGCGTTGGGAGGCGCCGCCACGGCCGCCGGCGACACGGTCGCAATCGCAGGCCTGGATCATGCGCGCGACGCCTACACCGCGTCGCTTGCGCTCGTCGGCGACGTTACCAGCAATTCGCTCAACGGCGCGTATGGTCTCTCGCGCGGCGCAATCGACAGCGTCACTACGTTTGCCGGCAACAGTCTTGACCGGGTGTCGCGGTTCGCTTCGTCCGCGCTCGATTCAAATACGTACATCGCAGGGAAGTCGCTCGATTCCGCGGCGCAGGCCTTCAGCGATTCGCTTTCCTCGGCCAGCAGCGCAAACGCCAAGGCCTTGACCTCTGTCGAGGACCTGGCGGCCCAAGTCTCCCAATCGAGTCAGCAGACCACTGACACCACAGTGCAGAAAATCGTCTGGGCGCTGGTCATCGGCGTGATTGCCATCGTCGTCATCCCCAAGCTGAAGTGACATGACCAGCGAAGTACTACAACAAACGCTCATCGGCGGGACCATCGCAACCTTCGGTCGCGGCCGGATCTTCAATCTGCTGCAGGCCTCCAGCCCCGTCACGATCACGCTCGAAGGCAAGAGCGTGCAAGGCGGGCAGACGGCCATCCGCAAGTTTGTGAACATCCCCGCCGGATCGAAGTTCACAGCCAAGGCCGGCGAGGAGTGGACCTTCCTACGCGTCCTCTCTACGGCCGGCCAGACCATCACGTTGTTCGTCGGCGATGACGATATGACCTTCAACAACGCGGTCACCGTGACCGGCGTTGCGGTGGTCTCGGTCTCGCCCAGTGGCTCAGTCAACAGTCCGGCCGCGACTCCACTCGCGGCCAATACAACCGACCCCACGGGCGTGCCGGCCAATCTCGCGCGCCGGCGCGTGACCGTCTACAACCTGAGTACCGGCGCCGGCGGCACCATTCGAGTGAGCGACACCGGTGTGACCGGTCGAGGCTTCGAGATCGCCGCCGGCACCAACCAAGAAATCGACACAACCGCGGCGCTCTTCATCCGGTGCGATACCGCCACCGGCGCGACCTGGGGCTACCTCGAGGAAACCTGATGCGCAAACTTCTCGCGCTGCTCGCTCTGGTCGGAGTTCTCCCGGCGCTGATGGCGCCGACGGGCGGAATTCCTGTGACAGTGCCGCAGTACGTCCGGACGGCCGCCGAGATATCGGCGAGCGTGGTCCCAATCAGTTGGGGGTATCCGGCGGGCAACGTGCTCCGGTATGGCATCAACACAACTCCGGGGACCACGGACATGTATGCGGCGTTCAATGCCGCAGTCACGTCCAACGTACAGGTCACGATTCCCCCCGGTACCTATCGACTGTCGGCGGCGCTCACGATCCCCCAAGGGGTCATCGTCACCGGCGCGGGCATGGCCGCAACGCCTACGGGTGTGGGCGTCCTCTTGGTGTGCGACCTCGCTGTTACGCCGTGCGTGACCTTGGGAGGCACCGCTGCGTCAAACGGTGGAGTAGGGCTCTCGGGGGTGACGGTCGCGCGGGCCGCAGGAGCCATCCCGGCCGGGTCAATCGGCGTGCTGGTCCAGAAGGTCTACAACCCAACCCTGAGCTACGTTAACAGCGTCGGCCACTCTATCGGGTTCGAGTTTCTGTCGGACGGCATCTCGTCGGGCATTAGTGCGCAGCCGGATCATCTCTTCACCGGCGACATCACCGATGCACACGTGGTCGTGATCACCTGGCCGGAGCTGCGCATTACGCAATCCCGGTTTGGGCACAACGGCGCCGGCGATGTGGCGTGCACCGCCTACATGCGCGTCAGCGGCGGGTCCACGACCAATGCGGCCGGCGGCCCGAACACTATTTCGGTTTCAAACACGCAGTTCAACCAGGGTGGCGGCGCCACGTGCACGTACTGGCTGCAGTTCTCGAGTCAAACTCCGGCCAGCATCTCCGATATCGGTGAGTGGTCCTTCTCCAACGTGCACGTCGAGGCCTTGGGCACGGCCTACGTGAATTCGGACGCGACGTGGACCAACCTGAAGCGCCTGAAGCTGTCGAACGATCATTTCAACTCGGTGCTGCCGTTTCTTGCACTCAACAGCGCCACGGCTGTCAATGACTGGGAGATATCCAACAACTTCTTCGCGGGCTCGTTCACGCTCGCGCCGGCGGCGCAGTTCAATTTCGTCTCGCTGGCCAACAATAAGTTCACGGGCGCGGTCTCCATCACGGGCGTGTCGAATTCAACCGTCACGTCCACGGGCAACACGTACGCCGCTGGGCTCACCTACGCGGGCAACCTGGCCACGGAAGTGAGCAGCGGCGACACCATCACGGGGGGCTCGTTCACTGACTCGGCCGCCAGCTCGTACAAGTTCCTCACGAACCAAGCAGGGACCGTGCTGGGTTCGCCGACCGGCGGCGCCAAGGGCGTCAACACGCTCAACGCCCAAGGTGTCTACGTGAACGGCTCAGCGGTCAACGTGTCCGCCGGCGTGGTCGCTCTGGCCTCGTTTGCTTTTGCCGGCACGGGCGCTCCCACGGCGTTCTCCTGCATCCGATGCGGTGCGACTCCATCGGCCGCGCGCACCGGCGTTGGGACCTACACCATCACGCACAATCTGGGGGGCAGCCATTCAGTCACGTGCACGATCGCCAACGGCGCCGTCCCGTTCTTCATCATCGATACCCCCGCGACCAATACCGACGCCATTGGCATTTTCAACCAGGCGGGCGCCGCAGCAGACCCGGCGGCGACGGCGTCGCTCGATTGCAACATGTATCAATGATGTGCGAACTCAAACCTACATCCTTCTGGGCGCGCTCGCGGCAGCCGTTGCTGCGTGGATCTTTTCCCGCACCTCGGCCGGGCAGTCTGCTCTGGGCTCTGTATCTGACTATCTGGGGAATCTTGTGAACGGACCACGCGGTATCCGCAACAACAACCCCGGCAACATCGAGCGCAATTCGATCGCCTGGCAGGGGGCGCTGACACCGGCGCAAGTCGATGCGGCCGGCGACACCTGGGATGCGACCTTCGTGCAATTCGACACCCCGGCCAACGGTGTGCGCGCGCTGGGCCATGTGCTGCTCTCGAAGGCCGGCCGCGGCCTGGTCACGGTCGATTCGATCATTCGCGACTACTCGAAAACGGATCAGGACGCGTACGTGGCACGGGTCGCCGGCGATCTCGGCGTGAATGCCGATCAACCTATCGACGTGGCCGGCGTGCTCCCGACGATCGCGACCTCGATCATTGATCAGGAGAACGGGCAGCAGCCGTACCAACTCTCTGACATCGCGAATTGGGTGTACTCATGAACACGACCAAGCTAGTGATCATCGGCGCTGTGGGCGTCGCCGCAGTCGTTCTTCTGAGTCGCTCACAACGAGCAACCCCGGCCGCGCAACCCGGTCTCCCGTCTTCGAGCGGCGCCGGCGGCACGCTTTCCACGTTGGGCGCCTGGTTCGGCGCCGCGTCGCAGCTCGTCGGCTCCTACGATCCGACATCTATCGGTGCGGATCGCACTACGCCGGTCTACAACCCTTCCGTGGTCAGCAACCCCGTGGTCCCGTCGCCGGCGGTACTGCCGTACAGCTACAAGCAAGCGATCATTGACGTGCCTGGGCTCCTGGGCACCGATGATTTATTTACACCGAGCTACGGATCTTCCGGCGCCTACAGCGAAAGCGGCGACCCTGGAACCGGTGCCGGTCCCACGTCTAACAGCTACTGGGCATGAAGTTCCTGAGCACAACGGCAGGCGGCTACACGGTGCTGATCGCCGTCGGCGTCGTTGGGTTCCTCGTGCTCCATCAAGTGCTGAAGAAGGACGTTACCGACTCGGCCGACGCGCTCAAACATCCGTTCGGGCAGGCCTTCGATGATTGGTTCAACAGCCTGGTTGGCGGACCGACGACACCGTCGGCGCCGGCGCCGCTCGCCCCGAATTTCGGTCTCACTGATCCCAACTCTTCGAGCTGGTCCAATTAACGGAGCTAGACATGTCACTGCTACACCGCAACCTGGTCGCCGCCGCGTTCCAGGAGATGTTGAAGAAAATCGAGCCGATTGCCGCTGAGACTGCCGAGGTGGTCCTGAGCGTCATTGCTCCCAAGGTCTCGCCGATCGCCGGCGCAGCGATCGAGGCGGCCGAGGCCATCTTCGGTTCCGACCACATTGCAGCCGGCGTTGCCGCCGCGAGTGCGCCGCCAGCGGCGCTACCCTCGGTCGCTACACCCGCCGCACCCGCGCCGGCGGCGCCGGCCGCACCGGTGAATCTGTCCGCCGGTCCCAACCAGGCCGTCCTGGCTGCGGTCGACGCGCTGGGCATGCAGCTCTCACAGATCGCGACGCAGCTCGCTGCGCTCCGTTCCAACATCGCGCCATGACACGATGGAACCCCAAGGCCGGACCGCGCACGCCGCGCTCCGGTCTCACCGGTCAACATTGGTGGATTGTCGAGTGTGAGGAGGTCGGACGCACCGCTATACCGGGGCTGGTCCTGGCCAACCAGGCCCGCGAGGTGTGCCGCGGTGTCGGTCTCAAAGTCCTCAAGGTCCGCCCCGCCAATCATCTTGACCAGGGCGACCTGGTCGCGATCGAGCAATCCCGCGCCGAGTTGAAGGACGCACAGCTACGGCTGGCCGTCGCCGCCGGCGCACTACCAGGAGCACGCCTCAATGGCCCGAAAACGATTGCCGCCGCGCCGTAAAAACGGCCGGTTCCGCAAGCGCAAGCGATGAGCGTCGGGGCCGAGGACGCGTCCTCGGTCACCGCGCTGCTGAAGCGAGCTGACCCGATGTGGTGGTGGCTGCGGGAGAATTTCAAACTCCCGTCGCTGGCCGCGATCGCGAGCGTGGTCGCAGGCTCCGGCCTGTGGATCTACAACCAACG